AAGTCAGACACCAAATTGGCTTCCAATCGCAGCATAGGAGTATTAAATGGCATCCACATATTCAAACATAAAGATCCAACTCATGGCGACCGGGGAAAATACCGGTACATGGGGTAACGTAACCAACGACAACCTTGGGGCTGCAATTGAGCAAGCGCTTGTAGAGACGGCTACTGTTACTTTTGCCAGCGCCAATCAAACTTTAACCCTGACGGATACAAACGCCAGACAAGATGCTCGTGCGCTTCGTTTAAACTTAGGTGGTACAACAGCAGGTGCAAGGGACCTTATTGTTCCAGCCATCCAGAAGCCCTACATCGTCAACAACGGCACGGCTGACACCATTACGGTGAAGGTCTCCGGTCAGACGGGTGTGGCTGTACCAACTGGAAAAACAATTTTAGTTTACAACAATGGCACAGACGTTGTTAATGCGATTACGCATCTTTCTTCTTTGTCTTTAACTACTGATCTTGCAGTTGCTGATGGTGGAACAGGAGCCTCTACTCTAACTGCTGAAGCGGTTTTAATTGGTAACACAACAAGTAACGTAAAGTTTGTTTCTCCCGGCACTTCTGGAAACGTTCTAACTTCTAATGGCACTAACTGGGCCTCCGCCGCAGCCGCAGCGTTTGATGCTGGCACGGTGATGTTGTTTGCTCAGACCGCCGCTCCTACTGGGTGGACTAAAGATTCGTCTAACTACAACAACTCCGCTCTTCGGGTTGTGACTGGCACTGCAAGCACGGGTGGTTCGGTTGACTTTACAACTGCGTTTGCTTCACAAACCCCGAGTGGTTCGGTTTCTGTTTCGGGTTCGGCTGGCAGTACTACACTTACTACGCCACAAATTCCGTCACATAGTCACGCTTTTCGAACTTTTGGACCGTATAACCCTCCAACAAAGTTAGCAATTTATGATGTTACTATTGGAAATATAAACGTTACGACTCTCTCCAGTGCTCCCGGTTCAAATCCGGCTCAAGTAATACAAAATACAGGCGGTGGTGGCTCTCACACTCACCCGCTTACAATTTCATCTTCTACATTTACTGGTAACGCTATTAACTTGGCTGTTAAGTATGTTGATGTTATCCGTGCTACCAAAAACTAATTATGCAACTTAAAAACGGAACCTTTTGTCCGCTGATAAAGAAAGACTGCGTCGGTCTGACTTGTGCTTGGTTTACCCGAGTTCAGGGTGTTGATATGAATACTGGTAATCAGGTTGATGAGTATCAATGCGCCATTGCGTGGATGCCAATGCTCTTGATTGAAAACTCAGGGCAACAAAGACAAACCGGTGCAGCGGTAGAAAGTTTTCGTAATGAGATGGTTAAGTCCAACGAGACCTCTCAAAAAGTTTTATTGGCGTCTTTGGGGTTTCAAAGACAACAGGATCAGACTCCTGTGTTGGAGATAAGCCCCCCAAAGGCAAAAACTGTAAAACCTAAAACTGTTAGGAGTAAATGATGCGTATTGTAATTATTCAAGAAGATAGTGTTGTAGGTGTAAATGAAAATTTCCGTAGTGGTCTTGATTTATCCCAGTGTGGACTCCCTGCAAACTTTTGGGCGTTTCAGTGGAATGAGCATGGAGATAACACCGGTCATATTGAATACAACTCCCCCATGATCCAAAACGATCAGGTCACAGAAATTCCCGCTTGGGCTACTGCGTGTATTGCTGTGTGGCAAGCCAAATTAGATCAAGAAGCCGCTGAAGCCGAAGCCGCACGACTTGCGGCACAACAAGGAGCGTAATATGGCAAACCCAGAAGTTAAACTTGGATGTGTGGCTAATTTATTTAGCCGAATGATGCATTTTAAGAATGTTGGTGACATGGAGCATGGTCACACACATCAGTTTGACCATTTAACACTTTTAGCGTCTGGAAAATTACAAGTTACGGTTGACGGACATGTTTCTGAATTTGAAGCGCCACACATGATTTACATAAAAAAAGACAAGATGCATGAACTTATTGCTTTAGAGCCGAACACTGTTGCTTACTGTATTCATGCTATTCGTATTGGCGATAGTGTTGATGATATTGTTGATCCGTCTATGGTTCCCGAAGGTGTTGAAATACCACACGATTCATTGCTATGCAACTTCAAATAATTCAAAATAATTATTTACATGTTCCGGGTTTTATAAACCCACAACAAGCCTTAGACCTAGCAAAAGAGTTTAAGGAATACTGTACTAAATTTAATCTTCAAGGTGATCCACAAGCGCCAAACTCCCATTCAATGTATGACTTTATGCCTTTTGTAAGGCTTCTTGTCGAGAAAGTGCCTGAAGTTTCAGACTTGTTAGGTGAAAAAGTTTTACCAACCTACACCTACGCTAGGGTATACAAAGAAGGTTCAGAACTACTTAGACATCGAGATAGACCGGCTTGTGAAGTTAGTCTCACGCTTAATCTTTCAAAAGATAAAGATTGGCCTATTTATTTTCAACGTCCAGATAAATTAGAAACTTCGGTAGAACTAGAACCCGGCGATGCGGTTCTGTATCTAGGATGTCAAGCAGATCACTGGCGGAATAAGTTTGAGGGCCAAGAGTGTGTGCAGTTGTTTATGCATTACGTTCGTTCATACGGTAGCAAATCTTGGGCTTATTTCGATAAACGTCAGCAACAAGAACCAACGCCTCCGGTTGACGGGATACCAAAAACAGTGCTATGAAAAATATTAATGACTACATTGTTGTTTTTGAAAATGTAATGACCCATAGTCTTTGCGATGCTATATTAGAAGAATTTAGTAACGAAGAAGAATGGCAAAAAACGGTTGTTGGTAGTGGTCGAGTTGATGATAAAATCAGAACTGCTGAGACAGTTGTAGTTTCATACCCTCATGTTATAGAAAAAAACCCAAAAGTTAGACAGAAGTTAGATAGGTACGTCTTTGCTTCCGCTGGTTTAGTAATTAGAAAGTACAACGAAAAGTTCCCTCTCTGCCAAATTGAAGAAGATTCCGGTTACGAGTTATTAAGATACAAAGAAGGTCAGTTTTACACTCAGCATATAGATTCATTTAAGGCAAGACCTCGTGCAGTATCTTGTTCTTTTGCCTTAAACGATGATTTTGAGGGCGGTGAGTGGGGGTTCTTTGACCGTGAGATGGTTATCAAAGCACCAAAAGGATCAGCAGTTCTTTTTCCGTCAAACTTTATGTATCCGCATGAAATCATGCCCGTCACCAAAGGCACTCGGTACTCCATCATCACTTGGTTTATATAAGGGTTAAGTACATGAAAACACTTACTGAAGCACACAAGGTTGACGGTGTTAAGGTCTGTCGCACTGAAGAAGTCAAAGTCTGTGCTTCGTGTGGGTACGACCTTGACGAGGCTGAACTCGTAGCCGATACTTGCTCTGACTGCGGTGCACCATTACGACTAAAACAATCCGTATCAGTATGGGCAACATCGGTGCCAAAAGCCGGGGCCAAGACATGGGGGGAATAAATGGATCCAATCACGCTACTTGCTACGGCGAGTGCGATATGGTCTGGCATAAAGAAAGCCTCGGAGTTTGCAGCCGAGGCTGAAGGCGTTTGGGGGCAGTTAAGTAAGTATTGCGGAGTTGCGGATCAACTAGAACAGGCGATCCAAAAAGAGAAGAACAAACCCCAGAAGCCCAAACTGTTTGGCGATATTGAGGGTGGCAACGACACGGCTGAAGCCTTTAACGCCTTTGAAGCAGAACATAAACTGCGTCAGATGGAAGCCGACATCCGCCATGAGTTCTTGTACGGAGCCTTCTGCAACTTAGAGCATGGCTTTGGCGGGGCGGATGGATACGCTAAGTTCTGCAACATGCGCCGGGAAATTAGAGCCAGACGCATCAAAATTAAACAAGAGCAGGAGCGGATGCAAGCAGAACTCTGGGACAACATCATCCTTTGGTTTGGTGGGTCCACGATAGTCGGGGCTGGGATTTTTATTATCTGGATGCTCGTATCAATGGTTATTGAGTTTAGGGGATAAGCGTGTTTAAAGAGTTAACCACCGAAGAAATCGAAGTCCGAGTCTGGGCGACAATCGTCCTTGTACTGGCTGGGATTCTTCTGATTTCCGTCGTCTGCATACTGGGTGCAGTCATATTTATCGAGCAGCCGATGGATGGAATCGCTCCAATCGATCAAGCCTTCCTTGCCATAATGAAAGACATAATGTTGTTGTGTATTGGAGCCATCGGCGGGATCGTCGGACGCAAAGGTGCTTACTCAGCCATTAACGCTATGAAGGAAAAAGAATGATCCCTATCGCTGCGCTACTCTCAATCGGGGAGAAAGTCCTCGACAAGGTGATCCCAGACCCCAACGCCAAAGCAGAAGCCCAAGCCAAACTCATGGAGATGGCGCAGAAAGGACAGTTGGCTGAATTAGAAGCAATGGGTAAAGAGATGGAATCAGCCCGTAACAGGGAGGTTCAGATTGCCACGAGCGAGTTTGCCCCCATGCTCAATAAGATCGTCACCCCGATTCTGGCTTTGGGTACGGTGGCGCTGACCTTCATTCTCTACGGCATCATTATCTTTACCGATGTGGACGAGCAGTCCAAAGACATCTTGATTTATGTGCTCGGTGCGCT